TACACCAAGCAAGTCAAAGCTGCAGCCGTTATCAACAACGGTTTCAACAATGGCTATCAAGGTGGCGATGGCGTGCCTTTGTTCTCTACTGCTCACCCCTTGGTGTCCGGTGGTACAAACAGCAACCGTCCTTCTACAGCCGCTGATTTGAACGAGACTTCTTTGGAAGCCGCCGTTATTCAGATCGCTGCTTGGACAGACGAGCGTGGTCTTTTGATCGCTGCTAAGCCTAAGAAGTTGATTGTTCCCCCAGCTTTGCAATTCGTTGCTACTCGTTTGTTGGAAACCAGCCTCCGCGTTGGAACAACTGACAACGACATCAATGCGTTGAAAAACAACGGTTCAATCCCCGAAGGTTACACCATTAACCACTATTTGACCGACAACAATGGCTGGTATTTGACTACTGATGTACCTAACGGTCTAAAGCACTTCATCCGTTCTCCCTTAGAGAACAAAATGGACGGTGATTTTGATACAGGCAATGTCCGCTATAAGGCTCGTGAGCGTTATAGTTTCGGCTGGTCTGACCCATTGGGCGTATACGGTTCACCCGGTTCGTCCTGATAGATTAGGGGGCCTTGTGCCCCCTTTTCTTTTGGTGTATATTAGAACCATTCCGGGCTTTCCGGTGTATCAAACAGTCCCGGCTGATGACATACCAATTGATGCACTTAACTTGTATGTAAGGAGATCCTCATGGGATTCGCAACTCACCTAGGCCCTTGGTTATTGGGCACTGTCAAGAACACAACTGGCACCACTGCTGGAACAATCCGCAATATGGGTGCTACGACTGTAACTCAGTCAAACACAACAACTGTTAGCGATACAACAGCCACTACTCTGTTTGTTATCCCCGCAGGCGCACAAATTACAAATTTCTTTGTTGACATTACCACCGCTTATGCTGGTACAACAGGTAATACAATCACCATTCAGACTGCTGGTGGTTCTTCTTTGGCTACTGTTGGCGGTGCAACTACTACACCTTTGGCAGTTGGCCGTGCAACTACAACTTTGACTGGCGCTCAAGTTGCTACCTTTTTGAACGTTGGTTCTACTGACTTGATCGTGCAAGTTATTTACGCTTGTGCTGGTACAGCCAGCGGCGGTGCAGCTACGATTACATGCCAGTATGTTGTCAAAGGTTCTGACGGCTCAGCTAACCCAACTATTAGCCAAACTTAATTAGTCTAAGGGGCTTCGGCCCCTATTTACAAGGAGATTAATTATGATGCAGACAGACGTAAAAGCCGTCCATTTGGATGCAAGTGGTGTTGGTTTTGTAGGGCGTACCAGAGTTCGTGGCTATCAAGTTGCTCCCGGCGGTACTGCGGGTGAAATTCAGTTTTGGGATAGTGCAACCACTAATGCTGGCAACAACTTGTTAACTCTACACATTACAACTAATACAGCCGTTATTGCGACATTGATACCCGGTGAAGGTGTATTGTTTCAAAACGGGTTTTATGTAGTATTACCAGCAAGCGCTTCTCTCACGGTGTTCTATGGCTAAGACCCCCGCATGGCAACGCAAAGAAGGGAAGAATCCGAACGGAGGCTTAAACGCCAAAGGCCGGGCATCCGCAAAGAAGGAGGGGATGAATTTAAAGCCTCCCCAACCCGAGGGCGGATCAAGAAAGAAGTCCTTTTGTGCGAGGATGGAGGGGATGAAATCGAAGTTAACTTCCGAGAAGACTGCGAAAGACCCCAACAGCAGGATCAACAAGTCACTCAGAGCATGGAAATGTTAAAAAGTTTTAAGGAATCTGTATGCCAATAAGACGCCCAGTGCCAGTGCCAATGTCAATGCCAATGCCCAGCAAACCCCAAGTAATGCAACGGCCAAATCCACCAATTATGAACGATATTGGCAGGCCACCAGCCACGGTTGGTACAGCAGCCAATCTTGGCCCCGCAATTGGTGGTGCTGTTACTCCCAGCACAGGTCAAATGGGTGGTATGGGTGGCGGCGCTACAGGCGCCACCAACCCAATGATGATGAAAAAAGGTGGGTCAGTTAAATCTTCTGCTTCCAAACGTGCTGATGGTATAGCTCAACGTGGCAAAACAAAGGGTAAATACTTATGAACGACGCATACGAACTTAAAACAATGGCTGATGGCGCTGCAGTATCTTTGGCACTTGCTGGCGCTATGGGTTGGATGACTCCTATGGTTACCTTGATTAGCGGTGTTTTGGGTATTGTTTATCTTGGTATCCGTATTTGGGAAACCGATACGGTTAAAGCTTGGAGAAAACCAAATGCCTAGTGCTAGCAAAAAACAGCACAACTTTATGGCAGCAATTGCGCACAACCCTGCGTTTGCCAAAAAAGTAGGAATTCCGCAAAGTGTTGGTAAAGATTTTGACGAAGCGGATAAAGGCAAGAAGTTTGGTTTTGGTGGGATGGCCCGCGCCGACCTTCAAAAAGTTAACAAACCCAGGACACTTCACGGCAAGATGTCAATAATGAAAGGTGGCGGTATGGCTAAGAGCGATATGAAAGAAGACATGGCAATGGACAAGAAACAGGACGTTGCAATGATTAAGAAAGCCTTTAAACAGCACGATATGCAAGAGCACAAAGGCGGCAAGGGTACATCCTTAAAGCTGGCTAATGGTGGTTCTGCTTCCTCCCGTGCAGATGGTTGCGCTACAAAAGGCAAAACCAAAGGTACGATGATTAAAATGAATATGGGCGGAATGTCCTGTTAAGGAGTAATCATGGCAACTGATAGCGTAAAAGGTACTCGCTGGAGTAATTTACCAGACCCAGCTAAGTACGACCTTAAAGAAGCCGGAAAAGATGTGCGTGCCGTTGGCAAAGCATTAAACCCACCGAGCCATATTAAAGGCGGCGCACTTGATTCAGTCAAGGCTGCGGGTATGCGAGGTGGTACTCGTATGGGCGGTGCAGCAGGATTGGCTGCTGCTGCTTTAAAAGGTGGTTATGACCTTGGTCGTGGGATCGATGAAGATACAGGTCTTGGTAAAAAGATGGTTGACGAGTCTGGGCTTGGTGATTTAGCTGAAAAAATGGCTAATAAACGTGACAAGGTTGAGTTGTCTGAAGAGTCTAAAGCTCGTATTGCACGCGGTGATTTGGAAGAAAAACCTAAAGCTAAAGCCCGTGCGGATAAAGAATCTGAAGGCGGCGGTGGTGGCAGTCGTTCAGAGCCTAAAAACAGAATGTTGATGGAAAATAGAGAGCCCAAAGACGAAGCCATGAAACGTGGCGGTAAAGTCAAAAAGATGGCTTCTGGTGGTATGACGGCTTCTAAACGTGCAGATGGTATTGCCTCACGCGGCAGGACTAAATGCAAGATATATTGAGGTGAAACTATGATGGCATCCCGAGGAATGGGTGATATAAACCCAAGCAAAATGCCCAAGGGTGTGCGTAAAGCCCGCCGGGATGACACTGACTTCACTCAGTACGCTAAAGGTGGTCAAGTTTGGAACACTCCAAACCCAGCTAAAAAATCCAAAGAACTAACTGCGATTAAAAAAGAAGCAGCTAAGACTAGGGCGAGAAAAGCTGGCCGACCATACCCAAATTTGATCGATAATATGTGGGCAACAAGGGACGCATAATGAGTACTTCTGGAACCGCAGCGTTTAATCTTGACCTCACGGAAATTGTTGAGGAAGCATTTGAACGTGCTGGTTCAGAATTGCGTACGGGTTATGATCTTCGTACAGCTCGTCGGTCACTTAATCTGTTATTTGCAGATTGGGCGAATCGTGGCGTCAATATGTGGACATTTGAGCAGGGTACGCTTACCTTTACTCAAGGTTTGGCTACTTACGCATTGCCAGACGATACAGTTGATTTATTGGAGCATGTGATTCGTACAGGTAGCGGCAACGTTGCCACACAATCTGATTTGACAATTACTCGTATTAGTGTTTCTACCTATGCTACGATCCCCAATAAACTTCAGCAAGCCCGCCCAATTCAAGTGTGGTTTCAGCGTTTAGATGGGCAAACTTCTTCGATAGGGACCACATTAAATGGTGGAATTTCCGCTACAGACACAACAATCACGCTGACTTCTGCCTTAGGGTTACCCACTACTGGGTTTATTTTGATCGGCACAGAGACAGTACAATATGGCTACATCAGCGGAAATCAGTTAATGAACTGTTTCCGTGGCCAAAATAACACAACAGCAGCGGCCCATTCGACTGGTACTACTGTATATCAACAAAACTTGCCATCCGTAACTGTTTGGCCGACTCCCGATGGATCACAAACGTACCAATTTGTTTACTGGCGTATGCGTCGTATTGACGATGCAGGTGGCGGCGCTAGGACTATGGATGTACCTTTCCGTTTCTTACCCTGCTTGGTTGCTGGACTCGCCTACTATCTTGCGCTTAAGGTAGAAAATGGCGCTCAGCGTCTGGAAGTCTTAAAAGCCCAGTATGACGAGGCTTGGCAGTTAGCCGCCGGGGAAGATCAAGAACACGCTTCATTGCGCTTTGTACCGAGGCAAATGTTTATTGGTGGAGGCACCTAATGGGTAATCGGTTTGCTTCCGGTAAAAACAGTATTGCCATGTGCGATCGCTGTGGCTTTCAATTCAAATTGAAAGCATTACGTAAGGAAGTTATTAAAACCAAGACGTACAACTTGCTTGTATGCAGCCAGTGTTGGGACCCTGACCAACCGCAGCTACAGTTAGGTATGTACCCAGTAGATGATCCACAAGCTGT